TCATAATATTCTTTATATTGGTCAAGCAAATCATTTGTATGTTTCAAGTGTGCCCTAATTTGTGCAAAGTTCTTTGCTATTAATTGGAAATCTTTATCACTTAATCCAAATAATACTGGATCAAGTCCTTCTGCTTCCATTTTTTGAAATACTTCCTCTGCATTATCGGAAGTAATAATAATCCACCTCAACTTTTCAAGTTCAGGCATTGTTGGTTTTACCAACTCTAATTTCTGTCTAGGTTCTTCTAACTTAAATATTTTAAGTTTCTTTTCTCCAATGGAGCAACCAGTTAATAAACCTATAAAGAGTATGCTAATTATTATACGGTACATAATTTGGGTTCGCTATTGACGGACACTCCCTATTGATTTCTGATTTTTTTGTTGCGGCTATTTCTTGTTCGGTTAGTGGTGACCCACCTGCTATCTCTACACAACGGATTGCTTTATCACTTGCACCATTAATTATCTTTTGAATTACTTTAGTCTTTTCTAAAGCTAATTTACCAAAGTCTCGTCCACCTTTATTAAATCTTTTATCTAAATCATCTAAATCTTTTTTAAGATTTGCAACAAGTTCGTTCATCTTGTTGTTTGCTTTTAAAATTTCTTTAAAGTCTTCTTGTTGTTTAGCAATGAGTTCCTTTTGGGAACTCACCGCTTCTTCTAATTTAACTTGATTGGCTTTCAGAATGGCATTATCGGATCGTAATTTCATCACGTACATACCAGCACCTGCTAGTCCTGCTACCATAATACCAACCATAACCATTCTCATTGTGCCAAACATAATTAGTCTTTCTTTAAAATTGCCCAAGCGCCATAAGCAATTGCAGCCCAAGCCGCAATCTTAGCAAGTGGACTGAAAAATAAAACCACAACACCTAAACCGATTAATACACCACCGTGTAAAGATGTTAGTTCTTTAATTCTTCCTGTTATAAACTCCATTTTTAGTCTCCTTTTTTTATTTTATCTTGGCACCAACTTTTCGGTGTTTGTTCCAAGCCAAAAAACCACCTAGTCTTAATGAATAGTAAGCTAGATAGTTCATCAAGTAGAACCCATTGACTCCTATATTAATATCTCTAAACATTTCGTCTGCTCGTTTTTGAGATATAACACCAAGGGTATCTCTCTTGTTTTCTTTTAATAGGGTCTCATACTTATAAGCATAGTCGTGTACAAGTCCTCCCATTAATAGCACCCCAACTGGTGATAAAAACGTATGCAAGAATTTTGGAATACTTGCACCATCAAATTTAAACCCAGCGGGTATGACAAATTTCTTTGCGTTTAATTCGTATGTAAAATCTTCTGCGATTTCCCAATGTCTAACGCCGAGTAACCATAAAAGTATGCCTTTAAAAAAACCTTTACCTTTTGTTCTTATTGGTATCGGTACCATTTTTGGCATTGCTGTATAATTAAATGTATAACAACTAGGTTTCTTTTTATCAAATAAATTGATAACTAGTCCTGCTATTACTACAATAATTAATATCGTCCACATCCAAAATTTCATTGCTAAACTAATTATTAGTTCCATATATTTCCTTTAGTTATTTTTACCGTGTCTCTGTTTCCATTTTCGCCAAATACCAAACTTTTTAGTAGGAGTATTTGCACCATCTTTTTCTTTTAGACTTGGCAAATGTTCTTTAGCTTTCTTAATAAAGTTTGCAACTAAACCCATTGCTCGTCTGTTTCTATGTCCTTTATTTTTAGGTGGGACATCACCAAGACTGGCCATAGGTTTAATAGTACTTACTGGACCTATTGAATAGCCTTTGGTCATATATTCTTTAAATGATTTCATATCTTATACTTTTCTTTAAATGTTTTTGAAGGTTTATCTTCAACAAACTCTGCCTTTGGATATATTTTTTCATCAATCTTAACTTCCATTTTATCCAAACCATCTAATACTTGTTTTAATATAAAATTATTATTATCATTGTTTTCTTTCACGTGCCTTTTTAAATTACCAATAACAATATTCTTATTAGGATCTAATTTCTTTTTCTTCTTAACACCTGGCTCGTGTTTAGGAGGTAATGCAACATTACCACCATCACCAACTGCGTTTGTAGGTGCGTCTTCTTGTTTAAGATATTTAAAAATTATATCTTTAAATGTAGTTGTCATATTCCATCTCCGAAACTAACTCGTTTCCTTTTTCATAAATGTCTATACCAAAACACGTCATTATTGGATACGCATTTGGTCTTTTAATATCTTTACATTCATTTAACATATTTTCATATAGTCCTTCATCTTTTAAATATTTTATAACAGCAGCCTCAATAATTAATTTATGTTTGCAATATTCAGGTTGTTCTCTTAACAACAAAGCTAATGCAGCTCCAAAACGACCTAACTTACTACCTAATCCAACTTTTTGCATTATTCTTTTTAAGTTGAATACAAATCTATGTAAGTATGTATAAGCCTTTTTGTCCTTACTATCTCTTAATGTCTTATTACGTCTTAATACCTTACCTTTATCATCTATAATACCTCTAGCAAAAGCTTCTTGCTTTTCCCAAGGCGTGACCATTAATTTAATCACACGGTAAGTTATCAACGTATCTATTACTCTGCTTGCCATTATAATTCCTTTAGCATTTCCTTTATCTTTACATCTTCATCTACACCTTCCAATTCGTGGGGGTATAGGTAGTTTAAGTAGTTTAAAACTGACTTTAATATTGGCCAAAATTCCACTTCTATTTTGTATAATAATAAAATCACCGCAGCTTCAACACCAAAAACGTTTTGTAAAACGATAATGTGATTTACTACTAGTCTTACTTTTAGTTCGTTAGTTAAAGAGTATCTCCTGAATAATCTTTTGAGATATTTAAAACGTTTAATATCGTCATTAAATTCCTCATCACCTTCTATAGAGGCGGGATTATCATAACAACTCTTGGCATATTCCAACCAGTTGTCTTTATCAATCTCTTTAAACATAACTAATCTAAACTAGACTAGCTTTGCATAAACCTTGGATGAACCGTTTGCCAGAGTTTCGTGTTTAAATTCTATTTTTAAACCGCCCTCTTTTTTATGAGATATTCCATCATCATTAATTACATCTTCTGGTTTAGTGTCTAGTTCTTTACCGAATCTTCCACCAAATTGATTCACTTCAGCTGTAGTAGTACCTTTATCGCCATCTAACGTTGCGTTAAATCCTAAACCTATTGTCGCCAACTTTGAACTTAATTGTTCAACAGCTGCTTGTGGGTTTAAGTATTCGCCATCGCCTATAGCACCTACAAATGCATTAACTCTTTTTAAAACTTCTGGATCGTGGATGTTATGAGCACCAATTGATCCATCTTCTATAGAGTCACCACTTGAAGGAGCAGTACCGACCATTTTGCCTGTATCTTCTTTTAAATGTTCCTTAAAAGTTTTCATCTTTTTTTCCTTCTTCTTTTTCTTTTTGTTCTTTCAAATTACCCATAGTATCTTCCTCAAATTGATTTAAGTCTTCATCATCTACGTGATCTTTAAACTTTTTCATCAATCTTTTTCTCCTTTTGCTTACACAATAGTATTAATTTATCTGTCTGTTGGACAGCACCGTGTAAAGCATTTAAATTACTTCTCATTGAACCAAGGTCAACTTCTATTTGAGTGATTTTCTTTTTCAAATCATCAAACTCTTTTGCTAGTTTCTCTCGTTCAATTGTTAATATATTTTCATCAATCATCATTATCTCCGTTAATTATTTAATTACGCTGTCGTATATCCGTTACCTGCTAAAACATTCCATTTAGAATTTTTAAACATCATTGTAACCGTTTCGCCTGGTGCGTTCAATATTACACTTGTATAGCCTCTTAAATTGGCTGGTGTAATGGTAACTGCGTTAGTGCCAGAAGAAGATACATTAAGGACCGTTTTAACTTGTCCATCTGAACCATCTTCTAGTGTTACCGTTGTTATTGCTGAGTTAGCTTCTACTTCTGTTATCGCTGAGGTAACATCTGCTGCTAAAGAAGCTCCAGCCGCTACTATACTTTGTGAAGCGCCTTTAAGTCCTAACCAGCTTGGTATGTTATTGAATACGTCCTCTACGGTTACCTTTTTATTGATTGGTGTACCTGAAGGATCATCTACAACGTGAAGTAAATCTACGGATGCTAAACTATCACCTAAATCCGTAAGTTGTGTTATTTTCTTGTCTGCCATTTTTATCTCCTGTTAACCCCATATGGGGAATGCTACTATGGGTAATACCCATATCACTTTGTTAATATTTATAAGGTCGGATAACTAAACCCGACCTTATATTTAGTTAGTAATTATACTGATTATGCGTCAGCAGAATTTGTCAAAGCGACTAGTGTTTCTTGTTGAACACGGCCTGCTCTGCCACCAGAACCAGTTGTTTTCAAGTTCCAACCTGCGTGTGCGAAAGTTCCATCGGCTTCACTATCTTTGTGGTTAAATAAACCCATAGTAACCCCTGATATGAAATTATCGGCAGTTGTATCGTTGAAAAGATTAGTTCTGTGAGCTGCTGTGAATGGCAATCTAATTGCCGCTACAGCCCATAAAGGTGCTCCAGCTGCTTCGTCTTTGTTTGTATGACTTGACATATTATTCTCTCCTTTAAAGTGTTAATTGTTAAAGTACTCAATTTATTAATGTATATGGTTATTTATAATAGTAATATCGCCACCAATACACCAATAGCAACGGCAATAGCCACTACTCCTGCGATTGTATAAACGGTATTAACCATTAAAATCCTAATTTTCTTAATTGTGATATAGTATTTCCTGTATTAGTATGTAATATACCAATACCACCTCTTGATTTAAATTGGTCTATGTTCTTTTTATAATCATCAATTAATATACACGGACTACCACCTGTCGTAGCATAGTTTTGTTTTTGTATTCTCTTTACTAGATGAACATACTTTACTACACCAAGATTTCTCCGTGCCCAAGTAGTTTTACCTGGAATGCAAGATGGATCTGTAGATTGTTCTACGTATGCTGATAAGATACGTGGTTGATATTTTCTGAGGAAATTCCATAAGTGTTGACCGCCTGGTTGCCAAGGCATAGTCTCCCAAAAATTTGGATAATTCTTAATTGGTTTCCACTTATCTCTGATTGATTTAAATACTCTACCAGGTTCTCTCATCCATTCTAAAATGGTCATACCTGTGGCCTTTTCAGCCTGTTTATGGAAGTTGCAAAGCACTCCATCCATATCACAATAAAGAATTGGTAGGTTCTTCTTGATAATCATAGTCCTCCTATGACTATCTACTATAATCTATTTTTGGCCGAAGGTCTACTTTAGATTTAGGTTTACCTGTCATAGTTCTACCATTATTTGAATCGTCTTCAGCTAATGCCCAACCTTTTGATAGATAATCTTTCTCTTGACTCTTATCAATTACAATTGTCTTACCATTTTTAGAAACCATAGTTTCTTTTTTCTTGTCTTTCAATTGTCTAGGTAGAGCAGAGTTGTTTAATTTTTTACGTCTCTTACGTTGAGCAGCTTTCCAAGCCTTCCAAACAGCACCTTTTTTAGATGATGAGTTAGCACCACCTGGCATTGCTTCATCAAGTTCAACTTCTTCCTCTTGTACTTGTTTGTCTGCCTTATTTTTGGTCTGTATTTTTTTATTTTCTTTTTTGTCTTTAGACTCTTCTTCTTTTTCTTTTTTGTCTTTAAGATGTTTATAAGCCACACCAATAGTTAAAGGTACTTCGCCAGTATCTTTGTTAGGTTGTGGTTTAACTGCCTTTTGTTTTTCGTTTTCTAATTTCTGTCTTAACACACCAATTTGTTGTTTAAGTGTTTCAACATCACCTGTTTTAGAAGCTGCGTCACCTGGTGCCTTAGCTATTACTTTACCTTTTGACTCTTGTTCATCTATAGGTCTTTGTGTTTCTATACCTGAAATACCAAAATGTTCTGCGTCTTCTTTAATTCCTTTTTTTAATTTATTTGGATCAGTTTTCTTACCTGCTGGTACTTTTTGAATTTTACCACCTTTAGCAAGAAAATCTTTCATCATCTTGTCGTGTGTTTGTTGTTGTGCTGGTGTTCTTGCTTCAGGCATCCCAATTGCTGTTGCTGAGGCTGCTTCAAGACTACCAGGTTTGTTCTTTAAATATCCCATTATTTTTTATCTCCCCTTTTGTGCTGAAGCCATATTCTTTCAAATGTTTTCTGAGCACCTTCTTTTTTTACTGGTTCACCACCCTTATCTTTATAGTGTGGTTTGTTGCCTTTGTTTTTCATATGCCAAGCAAGAGCATAAATGTTTTTATCTTTTGTGTCCTGATTTATTTCAGGATGTTTTTTCATAGCTCTAACGGTACCTTCCCAACCTGGAGGTGATTTCTCATCTATAGGTCGGTTGTCCATATATTTCATTGTCTTTGATAAATCAAACATCTTAATTGATTCGGTATCTTTTGCTTTGCCAGTTTTATACCACTTAATCCATTTTTCTGCCTCTGCTTTATTATTAAAGTCTCTAATATGACTTCTATTCTTTTCAGGACCAGAACCTTTTTTAATTACCTGTACTTCTATATTTTCTTTAACAGGTGATGTATTTCTTCCCATTTTATCAATCTTAAAACCTTTTGCTCTCAACTTCTGAGCCTTCATTTGAATATCTGATAGTGTTTTTCCGTCTTCAAAGCCTGCGTGTTTGCCATACTTATCACTATAAGATAATCTAAATTCTGATTTGCCTTCTTCTAACTCTTCACCTATTATTGGTGGTAATTCATATGTGTAAATTAAACTTGCTCTATCTGCAACACCTCTTTGTAATGCAGTCTTCACAACACCTTCGGCACCTTTTCTAACCATTAATTTTCTCATTTTAAAGTGAGCGTTATTAACATATTTCTTTAAGTATGCTAAAATAGTTCCTTCGTATCCTTCTTTAACGGTTTTAACTGGCTCTGTATTCAACCAATCTTTATGTTTTATTTTAGGGTGGACTTTTGAACAATCGTGTCTTTCTGTTTCTTCTGGAGTTGGTTCTGTAAAACCTCTACTCATTTTTTTAGAAGAACGACCTGTTACCATATCTGTAGACTCTGGTACATATTCATTTGATAATAAACCACCATATAATTTCTTAACGGTAGCCAAACTCATCTTATGCTTATCCATTAAACTCTTCTTCGCAAGATACGATACGAAATTAATTTTATTCTTTGCTAATTGGTCTAATACTTCGTAAGGATATTTGTCAATAGTTTTTCTCATAGTTCTAAACGTTTCACCTTCTGGATTAACCGTCTTAACTTGAGCCCATTGTCTTTTTAAATTGTTTAATTGAGTAGAATTAAATGACTCTGGTAAAATAGTTTCTTCACCTAGTATTGCTTTGACCGTAGATACTTTTAATTTTAATTCAACTGCAATTTCTTTAGCAGTCTTACCGTCTTGTTGCATTTGGTAAATGTCTTTCATACGACCTTCGCTTATTTGGCCGAAATACATTTCCTCTAATGCGTCTCTCATTGTTGTCATTTTAGTAAAGTTTCCTTGCGTATAAGTGCCCACCGTGTGTGCTGAAAAAGCGTTTAAGTGAGTTTAAATAATTCTTATCTAGTACGTTGCCTCTAGCAGCCCCGCCTTTATATGGTGCATTATAACCTGCTGGTTTTAATACATCACCTGTTTGTTTATCTATGAAAGCGTGTATGCTTCTCTTCTGTCCCATTTCCGTATTAAAAATCTTTATATATTTTGGACCAGTAGTGTACATAAAATCACTCTTTTGTCTTTTATATAAGTCTTTAAACTCTTTATGGTTATCAATATGCCATTTACCTATCTTTATATAGTCTTTAACCCCTTGTTCTACTGAACCTTCGGTTAATTTTTGGCCTATTTCTTTTCTAATTTCTTTAAGCGATTTCATTGTGTCTTGCTTAACATCTTCTCTTTAACTTCTTTGAGCTTGTTTTCCCACTCTTCTCCATAACGTTCCTTATATTTATATATTGTTGAGTCTGAAAGCGCCCATTCTTCTATATCTTTTTGGGTTACATAACCATCTATAGATTTCTTGGTTACTACTTGGTCTCCACTAGTACCAGTTTTACTTGGAACGTATGCCCCACCTTGATAATTAGGGTCATAACCGTCTTGACCTGGTGTAACCTTTAGTGTGTGTTGTGCATAATCGTGACCAACATCATACGATTCTGGAAAGTTTCTAAACACTTTCTCTGATAAATCTTTCTTAAATCTATTAAAGACTTTCTTCTCTTGCTTAGTCTTTTGTTCTTCTGATACTGCTTTAAAGCCATAATCCACATCTAAATTGTGTTCTCTAACTGCGACCTCTTTATCTGCTGAGATTGGTATACAATCCCATATCCAAGACTTATGTAAATTACTTTCATTATCTTCTAGTACTACGTAATTGGTACCTCGTCTCTTAACTATACCCTCAATGTTTAAACTAACATTTTTAGCCTTGTCATTGATGTTAAAAATCTGTTCTCTAATGTATAAATCCCTTAATTGTTTCTGTTCAAAATCTTCCATTTTAACCTTTTTCTTTTTGTCTTTCTTTTTTTTATCGGTGTTTAAATCTGCCTCTGCGCCACCGTCTGTTTGTGTATTTGCCATTGGCGTAATACCTAATCCAAGATATAGACCTGGAGAACCAGCCTCACGTAGGTTCATACCACCTCGTACTGCTTTAAATAATTTCTCTGCGTCTCTATATTGTCTAGGTAATCCTTTCTTAAATGTTTGTAAATCTCCTTTTTCAGCTGCGTCTCTCATTTTGGACGCTGACATACCTATCGCACCTACTTCATCTGGATCTCTTTCACCAGCTGATACAACGTTAAGACTATCAAAATTATAATAGCCGTGTGCCTTTCTTATGTCATTATACTTGTTAAGTATTGTATCAAATTCTCTAACTCTATCACTACCCACCACCATTGTTGCATTTCTATATCCTTTATTATATAATTTGGTTACAATATCTAATATCATATTAGTGTTATTAATTTCTATTTTACTAGCGTGTCTAGGAAATATCTGTTTCATAAACCCTAATTTCTCCCTTGCTGATAAAGGATTCTTTCTAGGGTCTTCTGACTTACTAATAATAATTCTGTAATCATTAGCACGTACACTTGCAACTTTATTAATAAGTTTTTCGTGACCTATTGTTGGTGGATTAAATCTACCAAAAGTAAATGCTATTGATTTAGTCGGTGCCTCCATTAAAGATTCTAATCTTAAACCAGCTGCCTTTAATGCGTCACCAAATTCTTTATAATCTATACCAACCACTTGAGCAGCTCTATTAGCTGCGTCTTTAGTTGTGCCTCTTATCTTTTTATAAAATTCTATACCTGCTTTTACTCTACCTCTATGTGTGGTTAACCTTTTTATATCGGTCATCCAACCTTGATATGGCCACATCTGCCACTCATTTAAACCACTATTGTTAGCAAGTTTATTAAGTCTATCTATTTCATCATCTGTAATCTTTTCATCTTCTACAATGTCTTTCAATACTTTCCAAAATTTCATATAGTGGTATTTTTCCAGGTATTTGTAGATAATATTTTTAGGTAGTTTATGTTTCTGACCGTATTGTCTTATCTCATCTGGTGTTATATCACTATTGAATGCGTCTTGTCTTTGTTTCCAAGTTTCATCACCCATTTTAACTAGCGTGTTGATACTATCTTCTATCTCATTAAATTTTTTACCTATTAATGCTTGTAGGCTTTCTGCCTCATCTTTACCAAGACCTTTTAATTCTGTATAGTCTATTAAATCTCTTGCTAATTCTCCTTTAACAACATCAATATTTTTTACTCTATCTTGGAAACCTCTTTCATATTTTTCAGGTTCAAATGTTTGTCCTTCTGGTTTTCTAACCCAACTATTTGATTCTATATCAAATATACCATCCGCCATTGAATCATTTTGTGTTTTGATTTTAGGGTCTGTAATAACATAATAATTAATTGGGTGTTTGGAACCAGGTACTAATTTACCATTAATATCTTTTAGTTGTTTAGCAATAGTCTTTCTCATCACCTCTCTATCTTTAACTGGCACCTTGAATAAAACATTAATATCTAAATCAGCGTCATCACGGTATCTTTTAGTTAAGATAGAACCTATTAAACTATGTTTAAGAACAGGTGCTATTAATTCAAACTCATCTAATTGTTTTCTAATCATATTTAAAACAACTTTTTTTAATTTTGGATTGTCTGTATCTGCGTCATCAAATACTTTCTTGCTATATGTTTTACGAGGTATATCAATAATAGATTCTATTATTACTTGGTCATTTTCCTCGTTCATCTTTCTTTTGACTTCCATTTGTTTTCTAATCCAATTGAGTGCCATTTGATTCATTGGTCTAGTATTCATTTGTCGTCTAACAACACTACTAGCCTGTCTTAAAGTAAGAGTAACCAATTCTTTTTCACTATCATTATTATCAATGATAGTAAAGTTTGAAGCACCAAATAATCTTTGATACTTACCGATATTAGCTTGTACTCCTTTCCAAGATTTAATTGTTATTAATTCTGGTACAACTCTTTGTCTTGTTTTATTTCTTTCTAATGCCACATCTAAAGATGAATTAACAAATATCATATAACAATCATAACCTAATGTTTGCAACAATGCTTTTTGTCTTGCAACTAAATCATAGTCCCTACCTGTAGCGTCCATTACTAGACCTAATCTGCCTTTAATATATGAATCTAATTGTGTGCCTGCTACTGCTTTGGATCTATTTCTAATAATGTCTCTAAAATAGGCCTCGGAATCTGGCATTTTCAGGTCGTAACCCAATTTTTTTAAAGTTCTTTCAAAGTGTACATCTGAATTAACTAATTTCAAACCTGTACCACCAAAGGTTGCCGAACCTACAAATGATTTACCTGAACCAGGTCCACCTGCTAAAAAGAATGCTTTAAAGATACCTGGATCATAAACACCTTCTTGTAAATATGTTTTAAAATCTTTCATCTATCCTTTCACCCAATCTTTAGCAATGGTAAAGTTTGCTCTACTAAATTCTAATCTATCTACTAACTTAACAGCGCCTGCAACTCTATCAACTGCCACAAATCCTTCAGGAGCGGTTACTCTATAACCTTTACTTGTTCTTATAAAATGTCCTATTGTTCCTATTTGTGCCAACTTATTAATTAAATAATTTTTTGCATTAGCTAAACTTAAATGACTTGCAATGGCAAAGTATAATGCTTTCTGATTTCTATCAATAAACTTTAAACCTTCTATCTTTTGTTTTTTATATTTCTCTTTACCTTTATCTGTTTTTCTTGCGTCAATTTCTTGGTCTATAAAATTCTCATAGTAATCTCTAAACATATCTTGCATTACTCTAACCTTACCCATACCACCTTTATTATTTTTTATATAATAATTAAAGAAACTTTTTAATCTAAACCCTACTGATAACTGGTCACTTGAAGCTCTACCCATTTCATCTAACATAGGTCCTGCCTTATATAAAGAACCTTCTGCCATTCTTATTAATGAATCAAAAGAAGCTAGTTCAGCTCTATTGAAAGTAGAAGAACCAGAAGTGTCGGTGTACTGAGCACTCGCAAGGAATACCGAGGACGAACCTATACCTCTTACCGTTCCAAAACTAGCATTTAAAGATTTCATATTCTTACCCGAATATTGAGTGTGAAATACGATACCAATTCTAGCTCGGTTGATTCTTCTACCTATATCACTATCACTTGGTACTGCATAAGTAATTGTATTGGGAGTGAATGTCATCATTTTATCTCCATCTATAACAGCTGGCTGTATATCTCCTGGAGTAAATAGTAAATCCCCTTGTAAGATACCTCTGATACCTAACTTTGGTAGTTCTCTTAAACACACTTGAAGTTTAGTCGCAACAGGACCACTATGGTTCCTACGAATATCTCCGTTGGTGTAATTGATTTTAGGATTTACGTTGAATACTGATTTGGTGCCGACAAAGAATTTGTCATTTTCTGGATTGATACCACATATAATAGCAGGCGCACCGTCCCACTTTACCGTCATATTTAATTTGCCACCAGTATGACCTGCTAGCATATTTCTAACTGACTTTAAAAATCTAACTGCGTTTTGCCCACCTTTGGACCCCCTATTGATTATATCATCTTCTAGGTGTTCTAGGTGAGTATTTTTTTCTCTTGTAAAAAAACCCTTGAAACTAAACATATCTCTCCATTAACCAAACAATCTACCATAAACCAAAAAATCAAAGATTGCTCTATAACTATTTATATCTTTTGAAAGTGTAATCACACATTATATGGGAAGGATAAACTCCACCTTGTTTATTTCTTATATTAAACTTCAATGCTATGAAAGGTGTATCTATTTCCACATCTATTCTCTTACCTGCTGACGTTTTCCCACCATAATAAATTGTACCTTTGGAAGGTTGTGCTAATTGTTCCATCATCCTCTTTGTCATTTTAAAATGGTGTATTTCAGTTGGTCTCTTTGCGTGAATATAATGGTAACCATAACCAATACCAGACTTAATTAAATTTATTAATCTTGGTTTATCATACTTTGCTGGCTCATTATATCTGGCACCTGTAGCACCACCGGAACCAAAAGAATTAAATACATCTGCAAAATATTTTGGATTAATACCTAATATTTTTAACAATGCTAAACCATTAGGGTCGGTAACGGTACCTTTTTTCATATCTTCTTCCCTTAACCACTTCATAACACCTGCATTAAAAAATGTAACCGTGCCTGTAGCCTTTAATGAAAGATACGTCTCTTTACCATCTGCTGTACAAGTTATATCAGTAACCGT